ATGCGTGATGATAAGTGGGGCAAAATCTGGCGCGAAATTGAGAAGATCTATGTTGCAGTCCGGGGAGATGCTGGCGCGCGGAAAATTCGGAACGAGCAGCGGAACTTTTCACTTCATCCTGTTGAGGTATTTTACAGTTTATTTCGGTCAATCCAACCAGAATGTGCTGCGAAGAGCATATCGACGGATGGCCTGATCGCGGCGATTTCTAAACTCGACAAGAGTGAGTACACCAATGAGCCACTCGGCGAAGATTATATTTACGCGTATCAGTCAGTGAAATGATTGTCGCTCCTCTCGTGGGAGTGTGGATTGAAATGACGTAGAAAATGGGAAACCGCTGTTCTTATCTTGGCCCGGATAATTCCGGGCCTTTGCTTATACTGGGCTTAAGCAAAAATCCCCCGCCAGCCGATAAGGCCAGCGGGGGATTACTTTACGATTATGCCATTTTTATGCAAAATACTTTACACTGATACCTGCTATGCAGTTTTACGCCGCGCCGTTGGTGTTCGGCGCGACCGCCCCGCTCTCGGGGGACAATGCCGTATCCTGCTTAACCTCTACCGCCTGCATCGTACCCGTTTCCGCGCCATTAGTCGCCGGTGCCACCGTTTCAGCCGTACCGACTACCGGCGCACTGTCCGGCGTGGTCGCGTCATTGCCGGCTGTGATCGTCGGATTGCCATTGATCGTAACGGATGCTCCTGCGCTTGCCGCGTCAGCGAGGCCCTCACCGACGATGTACGCCACTACAGTCGCCCCGGCCATGATAATAGCCGTGATCTGCGTGGCCTGTGCCTCCGCCCCGCCGAGCGCCACAATCAGGAGCGCCACGAACGAGGCGATTGCCGCCCACATCTTCCGGGATGTCAGTTTCTTTTTCCAGTTCATAAGTATCACACTTTCCGCCCTATTCGGGGCAATTATTTTTCGCTGTCGATTCCGATTTTGTTTTCGATAATGGAGATTCGCGTTTCGTGCGCGGAAATCGCGCCCTCCATTTTTGACATACGGGTGTCGATGCCCGATACGCCCTTCTGAATATTGTCAAGCTTCTCGTCCGTTTTGCCGCGCCATTCTGCGTCACCGATGACGCGCTTATCCCGCCCGCTCAGCCAGCCCGCGAGGCCAACAAAGCACCCCACCACCGCAACGATCAGCCCGATCATATCTGCTACTCCCACGTTTACCGCCTCACTTGATTTTGGCGACGAACTGCCTCGGCCCGCCGTTGATGTAGATTCCGACGTCCTGCCCCGGCTTGCCGATTGGGACGATGTAATAGTAATGCTTATCGCCGTCGTCGTACCGGTGCAGAACCGTTACCCTGTCGGCTGTTCCGGCCACAACATCCGGCGTACCCTTACAGGTAATCAGCGCTACATAAGCGTTGCCACGCGCAATCTCTACGGTGCCGGACGTGTCGCAGGTGTAATTAGGTTTCGGGGCTGTCCAGCCGTTCAGGTGTGCCTTTTTGATGATGGAGGCGTAATCATTGTAGGATACGTCGAGGTCGCAGAGCCCCGATACGCCCGGCCACTTGCCGCCCGTCTCGCCGATCTGGCACTGCCAAAGTCCGCACGGTCTGTCCGGGCTATCCGTACCGGGGCGCGCATACCAAAAGAGCCAGTGGTTAAGCTGATCTGGATACAGATGATTGATGCACCAATCCTTATTGGCATACCATCCGGCGTAATACCCGGCAGATTCCAGCGCGGTCAACTCCGTTTTTAGGATGTCCGTGATCGTCTGTGTCGATGGGATACCGCCGTTTCTCGCCTTGTACCCGTCTGCATCCTCCATGTCGATGATGACAGGATAAGACGGCTTGCGGCCTTTCAGCACACGCAAGATGTGCTGTACCTCACTGGGTGCGTCGGATACTTTCATGGCGTAGCTGTAAAGGTATGCTCCCCACTGGATTCCGAGGCGCTCACACTCCGACACGTTCCGGGCAAAGTAGTCTTCGTCCTGATCGTTGCGGTCTTCGCCGAAACCACATTTGAGGATTGCAAAATCCAGCCCTGCGGACTTGGCAGTAGGCCAATCAACCGTTTTTTGCACGTCGCTGACGTCAATACCTTTTAGCATTATGTAGTCCCTCCTGTCGGCGCGGTGTAATCCGTGCCGGTGATCGTTTTATAGTCGGCGGCGGTGATCCAGCCGAGCGTGACGGCCTTTTTGAGGTTGTCCGCCGGAAGTCGCTTCGAGGTATAAAGCCTCAACAGTGTGTAATACATTATTTCGCCCCCAGTGCCGATAAAGTCAGCGCATCAACGGAACTCTGCAACTGCTCGACCTGCTGCTCCTGATAGGCCTTCTGCGTCAGTGTGAGGCAGAGTCTATCCTCGGTGACGGCGGGCGCAGTCGATGTCGCCGGCGTCGTCACGACGGGTTTCAGGGCGAGCGACGCGCGCAAACTGTAATTGTCGTGGACGTACTGCTTGTCGCCGTCAATCAACGTCAGGTGCGCCGTGTTGGTCTGTGTGATCGTCAGCTTGTCGAGCGCGTCGAATGTGATCTTGTCCTTTGCAATCTGGATTTCGAGGCTGTCCCGAGTTGCGCCCTGAAACACGATTGGATTGCCGTTGACCGCGAGCACGTCCAATGTCGTGCCTGCGGCGTCTGAAAATTTGAGTTGCATTATTTGTAGACCTCCTCATATTAATTCGACCTTGTTAATCGTTTTTCCGCCAAAAATAAACCCACCATTGCAACTTAGCGGATCTCCAAAACCGATATAAAAATCGTTTGAACTGCCCGACAGTCTAGATTGGCAATGTATTGTAGTACCATACTGCTGTCCTATGGGTTGGTCGACAATCACTGTATCAAAATTGAAATCGGGATTTAGCATTACCCATATGTGACCGCCATCAAATAATGATTGGATATAATAAAAAATGGCGAATTCACCTTGTCCCTTAGTAAAAGATACAGGGTCATCAAAGTGCAAATGAACATAGGCTTTATTTGCGGCCGCGGGAGTCCCAACAAATCCATCATTTACATATATAGAACCATCTTCTTTAATACCATCAGTCCAGTAATTGTGTGCCTGACAAACATACGCGTTGAAAATCTGCCGGTTTACTCCATCCTTAGCCGCCCACAGTTCCTTGATCTCCCGATTCACGCCATTCACGGGGCCATACAGCTTTTTTATCTCTCGGTTCACCCCACCCGCTGCACCATACAGCCCGCTCATGGTCTGTCACCCGCAGGGTTTCGGCAGTATGCACAATCAGTTACATAGCTGCCCCCCCCCGAGCCAAATTATGGAAATTCGTCATTTTACCATACCCCCTATTGATCTGACGTTCCGGAACTATTTAAGTGAAAGTCTCCATAGTCACGGGAATGAATCATCATCAAACTTGAAGAAAAAATGATCAAACTGTTTGCTGTGTAAGTGCCCCAAGACGTGCCTACCTGAATGCTCGTTACTACTTTATTAATATCAAAGTCCCCTGAATACCATTCTTTCAAGCTTGTGCCATCTGCACACAAAATCTTAATGAAAACCTGTGCATTCGCACTTCCATTCACGCCTACAGTTAGCTTTGCTGAAATGGTATTGATGTAAATTGGTTTTGTAAAAGTAGCTTCTTGATACGTTTCGTCATTTGCGAAATTGGGGTAAAATGACAGCGACCATTCACATGTTCCCTGCCATGTAATTGCACCGCTAAACAGTTTTCTGCTCACCCCACCTGCTGCTCCGTAAATGCTTTGCAGCTTGCGGCTTACTCCACCGGCTGCCCCATACCAGCTTTTGGGGATACGATTAACCCCACCCGATGATGCAATAAGGCTCATGATGTTTTGTACACCCCCACAAGACAGCCGTCACCAATATAGGTACTGCCCGGGTCGGTATCCGTGATCGTGATTTTGGGGATACTCACCGTCTTCGCGGCACTGCCGTCATAGGCGCCCGTGTCGCCGCCGTAACCCTGCGCAAAAGTAAGTGCGGACGGATTCTTGAGGGCAGTAGTTGTAGCTGGTAAGGCTCCCACCTGCGCGGCGGTCGTTTCATGCGGATTGTTTTTATCCGCCAAATGTGCGTTCACCGCCTGCCACAGCTTGTTGATATCCGCTTTCGTTGCAATGATAACCGTCGGGTCAATTACTACGTTCACGCCGCGGGCATCCACCACACTGATGTAGATATAAAGGTCCATCTCCATAATGGCACCGCTGGTGACAACTTCCTTTGGAATTTCCGGTGTATTGCCGATAGCGATTAACTGCCCCTTGTCATCGAGCACGCCAATTTCCCTCATCACCCACCCGCCTACACTGGACGGAAGCACAGCGTGCAGAATCATCCGGTTTGGCTGTTGCGAATCCTGCGATACCTCTCCAATTGCGCCACTCCACACCTGGTGCTTTAATGCCGTCATGCCGCTTACCGGTACATAAGGCATGCCGCTCGCGTCGCCCACCGCGATCTGCGCAAAATTAACTTTTGTACCGGTCAGCACGCTGTTCGCAATAGCCGCGTTGCCAATATCGGTACACATTGTGCCATATAATTGCGTCTCTGCCATATTAACTCCTTTCCAGAACGGTCACGGACAGGCAGGATTTCATGGCCGCCGCCGTGCGCACCGTGCTGATGCTTTCATAATGATGCACTTGCCAAGGGTAAAGCGTGAGGGTAATGCCAAGCTTGCTGATTGCGGAGATCCCGGTTTGCCCCGGAATCCAATTGTCAAACTCTACGCCCCACGCCAAGTGCGCGGGCTTGATTTCCTCAACCGCTTCCGCAAGGCCCCGGTAGTCCGGCGGGCGGCCGAGGGTTTCAATGTACTGGACTACAAACCGGCATTCCGGGTTATGCTCGATAATTTGCACATCCGCCTGATCGTTGGCAAAGCTTGCTGCAACCTTCCGGATCACTTCGACCGTTGTCACGCCCCTTGCCCGCATCTTACTTTTAATACGAGCGCGGCGCTCGGCAAGAGATTTTGACACATCCGTTTTTATGTCGAATATGTCCTCATAGCGTTTCAGCGTATCGGACGCTGTCCCTACAAAGCATTCATCAACCGTTTTTTTCTGACTGTCAATCATCGTTAAAGCCTTGCCGGTGAGAATACTTTGCAGCTCTTCCATTGTGGCGTTACCCTGATAGATAGTCGGGAGCAAATCCATTAAATTCATGCGCTCGCCTCCGACAGAGTAACCGTTCCGATTATAGGAACACCCTCGTCGGGTATCGCTACGTTCACCGTGCCGCCGTTTACCGTAAGGGTATTATAATCCGCGACGCCCGAAGTGGAGAGAAGCAGAGCGCCAATTTTTGCATAGCTGACTGAATATGTTTTGAACACGCTCAATTTCAAATATTCCGCCAGCGCTGCCCCAAATGCTGTCTGCACCTGTGCAAGTGTCTGCGAGCCGTCCAGCTTCACGTTTGCCGTTATCCTAATCGCAAGCCCCGCCGGGCTTGCTACCGTTACGGTAGCGCCAATCGGGCGGACGGTTTCGATATAATCGGCGACCTTTTTTTCAAGACTCGTGTCAATTGCCTTGTTGGAATCAACAATAAGAATTTTAACCGTGCCGTTGCCATTCCATAAAGGATAAACCTTCACGGCACCGACACCCGAAACCGACAGCGCCCACTTTTCATAGTCGTGGATGTTTCCGCTTGTGGATGGGCGCCGAACCTGTTCATAAAACCGTGCCCGAAGGTTGTCGTCCGTTTCCTCATCCGTCCCGGATGTGATGATATCCCCCAGCGTTACGGCAGCATCCGACGTATTGTCGATATTGGAGAGTTGCCCGGTATATGTATTCCCGACCGCCCCGGCTGTTTCGCAGGTGGCGCTGTACAGGTTCGTTTCGAGTAAATCGGTGATTTTATATACCACTTTGTCAATCGCCCATCGAGAGCCGATATCAACAGCTTCACTTGTAGTCACTTTCCGCACGGTATAGGTTGCCGGCTTGCGCGCTAAGCCAAAGTCAGCAACAACGCGGTCCAGGTATTCGCCAACTGCTGTATCACCGAAAACAAGGTTGATGAAATTGTCGAGCTGTGCATAATACTCGGCGAGTTTGAGACAGGCCGGAGCGAGAGCGTCAAAAATAACGGAGCCCTCTCGCTTATCGACGTCACTCGGTACTTTCGAGAGCGCATCCGAAAGGATCGCCTCATAGGTCATATTTTCCCACATCAGACCGTCACCGCCTTACTCATTGACATTGTTTTATAGATGTTCTCGACGTCGAACGAGCAAACCATTTCGTCACCATCTACCGTAAATGAGAAATTATCGACGCCGGTGATGCGGTCGTCGGTAAGCAAACATTCCCGGATGCGGCGCTGCAGCTCCGCTTCAACATATTCACGGTCTTTTCCGATTAAGTCGTCCGTTCGAAAGCCATAGTCGAGCGAATAAATCGGATATTCGAACTGTTCCGTGTTCAGTATGTGAGAAATGGTCTGCTGCAGAGCGTCCAGACCGTCCGCAAAGCCCTGAATCTTGTCGTCCGACATGCTATAGGTCTGCGTCTGCTCGATCTCATCGGAAAGCGTCAGGTCGGGAGTAACCGTGCTTGCAAGGATCATGTTTTAGTCACGTCCTCAATTTCGATTTCCGATACGGTTGTACCTCCGACAGGCGTATATTTCAGCGTCTGGCCCTTCATCGCCGGAGTGTAACCAATGATCTCGAGGATGTAATAGGCATGACCGCCGTCGTCGCGAAAAAGACGCACCTGCTGCCCGGCGGTCACGCTGTCTTTCAGATTTCCGTAAACCATTTCCCACGGCAGGGTGAGCTTTTCGGAAACCTTCACACCGCCAGTCACCACCGTACCGATCATCAGGCAGGCCGGTTTCCGGTTGTTCATATAGTTTTCAATGGTCTGTTTTATTTCGTTTATCATATTTTCACTTCCAGCTTCATAGTGTAATTCGGCAAAAACGTGTGTGTGGCTGTCTTTACAATCAAGCGCTTATTAATACCGATTTCAGACAAATAGGCATGAAAGCTGCTTCCGGCGCGAATAGAAGTATTCCCAATACAGCTCATTGAAAACGACTCCGTTTCGCCGTTGTAAAGAGACAGAAGCGCGTTCGACATCTGAATTGCAAGGGATTTTTTCTTTGCTTCGTTGGCAGATTTATTCGCACTGGATTGGCTGCCGGACCCGGTGGAAGTCGAATTGAACGACATAACTTCGAAATACTGCAGCAGCCCATATTTGCTGATTGCCGAAGAATCTTTCGCAATGTAGATATCCCGTTTCCCGGTGACCTCGTTGTCCACAGCGAGCTTGACTTCGTTGTAAAAATCGTCGTCGATGGATTTCGAATAATTGTAGTCATAGCATGCAGACCCATCACCGAGAATCAAATTTGTTTCCAAATCCGTGAGGTTTCGCAGACAGATAGACCCGAATTCGTCGCGCAGACAAAACCATTTATTAGTTGCCCGGAGTGTGTCCCCGATTGCGCTGTACATGATGTCCAGCCATGTTTTATCGCTCTGCGCGTCCGTGGGGAGCACATAACCGGTATTCGCAAGCGACCCAACAGGGATTCCGAAATAGTTGCACATCTTTTTTGCAAGCGTCGTCGCGGTGTCGCCCTTGATTACCACGGTATCTTTGGCCTTACAGTACCGAAGAAGGTCATACGCCGTAATGGTAACGACCTTGTTTTTGGCGTGTTCATGCTTGAAAACAACGCCATAAAAAATGTTCGCCCCGTTGTACCGGAAGCGAACGATGGAACCGTTGTCGATGTTCAACCCATTTGCGATATATGAAAAAGTGAACTTACTGCATCCGTCGTTCAAGTGGTCTTCCCACGATGCGGATTTCACAAGTTGACCGATTTCATAAACTTTTTTATTGGTGGTCTCGACGAGTAACTCGGCGGACAAGGGCATCACCTCGATTCTGGTTGAAATTTTTCTATAATTGGATTATTATAGCAATAGAATTTTTATGAGGGGGAAGTATGGAATGGAGCCTTTACAGCCAATAAAAAGCAGGAAAAGACACGGCTGTCTGATATCCTTTATTGCGGTAGTTGCCATTTGCGTACTCATTGGCGCACTTGCTTCCAAATTTACACCCGCCGCTGAAAGCAGTACATCAAGTTCTGTCGGCAATTCAGAAGCACTGAATGCCCCGGCAAAAATTGGAGCAGCAGTCAGCAATGGGAAAGTATCAATAAAAGTAAATTCGGTCAAAGAAGCGGAAAGTATTACTGACAATGGACTTGTTTATAATCCTGATAGCGGCGGAAAGTTCATCATCGTTAGCCTCACTGCAAAAAATACGGGGAAAGAGCTTTATTCGTTTTTGGTAAACAATTTTCAAATAAAGTCTTCTGACGGAAAGCAATACTCTCCAGATACCATACTTACCGCCGGCAGCGAATACCTCAATAGCGGGAGCATAAATCCGGGGTTATCAAAGACGGGATACATTGCCTTTGAAGTTCCAAAGGGCATAAAGCTATCAGCATTGACCCTTGAATTTCAAGAATTTTTATCATTCAACGAAGCTGATTTTTCACTGTCTCAGAAGTAAAATTTTACCCGACTCCATCACGGAGCCGGGTATTTTTATGGAATCGTCAGCACTTGCCCCGGATAAATCAGATTTGGATTCTTGATTTTGCCCCGGTTAGCGTTGTAAATCGTTGGATATTTCGTGCCGTTGCCATAGAACCGTTTTGCGATCCCCCACAGGGTATCACCGCGCTTTACGGTATAGGTTTTCTGTGCTTTCGGATTTTTCGTGATCTTCGGCGCGGCAGCCGCTTTCGCAATAGGCTTTGCGGCGGCAGCTTTAGGTACTACGACACTTTTGAAACCAAAGTCGCGGTATTCCAGAAGTTTGAAATCGAAGTATTTGTCTCCTTCTTCCCCGGCGGTTTCAGACGGATTGCATTCCTCAATCAGAACGAGGATGTTGATATCCGCCGTAATCCCATTCCGGGCAATAAATCGTACCGGGTCTTTCCCAGCGCGCCATGCATTAAACAGGTTTTCGTAATAATCCGGCCCCCTGAAGGAACCGGACGTTTCAACATAATGTGAAGGGCTATGCGGAAACTCAATTTCTTTCAATGAGTATTCCGCGAGTTCGAGATAAGTCGGAACCGCGATCTGCCCTAACCCAAAGACCTCATATTTTTCGTTGGCCTGTGTGGAAGTCTTTTCAATCTTCTCCGGGTTTGTCGGAAGCCTGACAACCGTGTTGCCCTGCTGAAAAAATACTGCATAGCTCATATCGGATACAGCCCTTCCGCTTCTGTAGCCATTTCTTCCCTCATCATTTTACCGATAGTGGAATAAATCTGCTGCTGGTCGTTTTTATCCCCGACGTTTCCCGAAAAGCTGACGGACAGCTTTGGGGATAGAACTGCCGTGGAAAACTTATTGATATACTGCTTTTCGGCAAGGTCGCGGAGATATTGCAAATCCTGATCCGCAATATTGACTTTCACAGTGCCATCGGCACCCGTGCCCTTAACTGTGGCTGGATTGCTAGTCGTACCGGGTATCTTGGACGTACTCGGAACTTTTGGTATGCTTGGCGTTTGAATTTTTGGTATGCTTGGCATTTTGCCAAGATTCCCGAGTTTATTCACCCAACCTTTCACGGACGTGTCTATGCCCTGGCCGAATTTATAACCTTGCTTTCCCCAGTCAGAAAGTGGAGAGATTTTCATGGTCGGCATAATGTCTTTCAATCCCGCTGCACTTTTAATTGTGGCTGATTTCTTTTCAGCATAATTTTGAAATCCTTTCAGCCCGCTTGTCATATCGACTTTTACTCCCGGAATGCGGTTAAGTACGCCCTGAATAGTTTGTGCAATATTAGCAAACACATTTGCTACTGTAGCCGCCAAATCCAAAAATAGTGCTTCAATCGAGGCTATCGGGTTTTGAAATGCGTGATTTAAGAAATTTACCACTGCTGCAACCACATTCCAGATAATCGCAAAAGCATTATATACAGTTCCGACAAGCATCCAAACCACGCCGGCAATGACTCCGGTCGCACTGATCGTTTGTCCGGTCACTTGATCGACTATTGCGACAGCGAGGTATACCGCGCCGATAACCGCAATTATAGCAATTAGTACCCATGTCAACGGGCAGGCATACAGTGCAGCATTTAGGCCCCACTGCGCGGCGGTGTCTGCCATTGTAGCCCCAGTGAACAACGCATATATAGGCACTGCAAGCATTTTCGCAGCGGTCAAAGCGGCGGTCCCTGCGGCGGCAAGCATCGTAGAACCATAATAAACGGTTAGCGCGACTGCCGCACTCAAAACAACCGGTGAAATGATCGACCAGTTTTGAGCGATAAACCCGCCGACATTGGCGAGCCCTGTAAGGGCCCCGTTCGCGACATTTGCCAAAACGCTGAATGATGCAATTATCCCATTTATCATGTTCTGGAAATTTGCCGACCCCAGCAGACTGCTTTCATTGCTGAACGTTCCCCCAAACGCCTGCATAGCCCCGTTCTTGATTTTGTTCCAGTAATCGCCCCAGGTATATTTCATTTTCCCCATCTGCTGATCAACTGTGCCGGAATATTTCAGAATTGAATTTATGAGAACTTCAGAAGTGATTTTCCCTTCCTGCCCGAGTTGTCGGATGTCACCGACGGACTTCCCCATATACTTTGCAATGGCTGTTTCAACGAGTGGCGCATCTTCGGCCAATATGCGAAGATCCTGCCCTTGCAGGCGCCCCAAGCCGATAGCCTGCTGCAATTGCAGCATGGCCCCGGCCTGATTCGCGACAGGTGTGCCGCCGATTTTAAACATCTTTTGCATGGTTTCAGTGAACTTTACAATGTTCTGATTGCTTCCGAACTGTTTTCCAGACGTGATCCCGAGTTTTCCCACAGTGTCGGCCATTCCCGTATACGAGCCGCGTGCACGGTCAGCGGCGGCAAAAATCTGATTTTGCAGTCCGCTTAATTCTTTGGCATTCTGTGTAATCAAGGATAGCTTTGAAGCAATATTCGTATAGGTATCCGAGATTTCCATGCCCTTTTTCACGGTTTCGACGCTGAGAAACGCAGCGGCCAGCCCGGTCAGCTTTTGCGTGAGCCTCGATGTAGCGCTTTCGGACGCCGTGAACCGGGGCGTTCGCGTTATCGACCGCTGCGCTTGCCTGGCCTATACTGCCGGTGGCCCGCTGAGTACTGCTATAGATGCGGTCCATCGCCCGGCTATAATTATCCTGCAACGT